CGCTCTCTCGATCGCTCTGCTTTTGCTCAGGCGTGCGCGCGAACAGGCCGGCAGCCTTCTCCTGCCCCTTCGCCATCGGACAACCTTCACGCAGCTTGTCCCGTAGCGCAGAGCGTGCCTCTCGTGCTTCGGGGCCACGCCCGGGGATCACGTCTTTGGCGCGGGGCTGGTCCGGCTGCATGAGCCCCGATTCCTTGGCGATCTCCGCAGCCTTGTCCGTGTTGGGCAGCACGCTGAACCGCTGGCGGATCTTGGCTCGGTCGGCCTCCTCGCCGAGCATCTTCCCGCCGCCGTAGCCGAGCACGGTGCCCAGCGCGGCCCCTCCCAGCGCGCCGGCGGGGCCGCCGACCAGCTTCTTGCCTACCAGGCCGCCACCTAGAGCGCCCGCCAGGGAGCCGACGTTCTTGCCGATCCTCTCCCCCCGCTTGCGCCGGATGTCCTCTGCACGCCGGATGTCACCGGAGACCGCACTCCTGGCGCCGGAGAGAAGGCCCGACTTCTGCGCCTTCTCGATCTCGTCGCTGGTGGCCTGAACGCCCGCCGTCTTGGCCGCCTCGTGCAGCTCCTCGATCTCCTCCGGCAGTAACCCGCCCGAGGCCATCTTGAGCTTGACGAACTGGGCCGCCGCCTTCTCCCAAGGGATCTCCGTGGGAGTGTCTTCCGTGAGGATGTCGTACAGCGCCTGCTCACTCATGGTGACCCTCCTACTCGTGCAGCACGGAAACCCGGTTGCTGTCGTGAGCGTTGACCGCCACGATGTTGGCGGACGCAACCGCGTTGGCACCTACCACCTTGTCGGCGGTGGTGCTGAACCCCAAGATCGTGTTGGCCGTCCCGTCCTTGTCCACCGTGTAGCCCGACGTCAACACGGCCAGCGCCACCCTGGGCGGCGCCGCATGTCCGTAGTTCCGGAAGCCCACGTTCGGACTGCCCAGATTGGCGTGCGCCGCCGCGATCTGAGCCAAGATCTCCTTCGGGAGGAGCCCCGTGCCATCGGCGTCCGCGAAGGTCACGGTGCGGTCTGCGACCCCGTCGTTGATGATCAGCGTGAGGCCGTCGAGGCCGTACACCCTGGAGGAGGCTGGCAGTAGCTTCCCACGAGCGATGTCGTTGAGGTAGTCCACCAGCTCCTCGAAGTTGTCGAATGTCTTTGCGACGTAGGCCATCTCGTCCTCCTAGTAGACGCCGTACCAGCCGTTGGTGAAGAAGTACTCCGAGTGAGTTCCGCCAAAGCCGCCAAGGAGCTGGGCAATGTTCTGCGACACCTTGATCTGCATCTTCTGCTGCTCGTACTTGTTCTGGAAGTCCCTGATCCACTGCATCAGCATGGGGGTCTTGTCCGACACACCCACGCTGATGCCGCCATCCGAGAACTGCAGATGGTTCCGAGTCTGCAGGATGCCCACCGACTGGAGCAGGCCTACCGTGGTGCCGCGCAAGGCGAACGCCTGTAGGTGCTGCTCGAACATCTGCTCCAGCGTCATGTAGCCCAGGGCCGGCGGCGTCCCGGCGAAGTCGCTCAGGAAGTCCTGAATCGCCCAGGCGATCATCCTGTCGGAAGATTCCTCCCCCTTCACCAGCCGGTTGAGCTGGGGATGATCCCTCGTGAATAGCCGGACGGTCTGGATGAACGAGCTGAACGTGTCGCTCACCCCGGGGATGCCCTCCAGCCCCTGAAGCTCTGGTGCCAAGACTCACCTCGCGGGCTACTTGCCCGTCTTCTTCTTCGGCTTCTCCGCCGTCTTGGGCTCCTCCTCCTTGACCGACGTCACGACCGGGGAAGGGGCAGCCTCCTTCTTCTTGGGAACGACGTACCCCTCGATGTCGAGGATGCCCCTGTCCGCCATCCGCTTGGCGGCCGGGCTGTAGGCCACGTCGTCCGGGACCTGGGCCTTCACCTGACCGTGAGGGTCCAGAACCCGTCCGTCCGGCAGAAACCGCCACCGCATGATGCTGGCGCCAGATCCACCCTTCTCGATGTACTTGACCTTCGGCATCGGTGCCTCCTTAGCTCAGGTCGGCCGCGGCCGCCACGATCTCCTCGGCGACCTCTTCGGTCACGTTCAGGAGCTCCATCAGGCTCGCCGCGCCCATCTCCACCACCTGAGCGTAACTGGTTACGCCCGAAGCCTCCAGCTTCCTCGCACGGCCGCCGCCGATGTTGGGCAGCTCGGTCAGGTCGTCGGGCTTGGACTCCACCTCGGGCTCCGGCTCGACCGGCGCCTCCACCACGGGGGCCACCTTGGGCTCCGCCTTCTTCACCTCGGCGACCGCGCCGCCGAAGCATGAGGGCTTCTCCCCCTTGGCCAGGAGCTTGGTGGCGCCGGTCTCCAGCTTGGTCAGGACGTACTGACCCGTCGGAGTGGTGGTCACCTTGATGTTGTCCGGGGTGATCACGGCGATCTGACCCGCCATGAGCATCTCGTGGATCTTGGACTCCTCCGCCCTGAACTTCTCCTCCGACAGCGGCAGCTTCTTGTTGCGGAGAAGCCGCTGGCCGGCGATCCACAGCTGCCACCGATGCCGCCGCGCCGACAACGCACGGTGCATCCGGGTTCCCACCCGGCGGACGGTGTTCACGACGTAGAAGACCTTCTGGGTCTCTTTCTTGGCTACTTCGGCCATCGTCTCCTCCTAGAAAAAAGGCGCCGGCGCCATAGCGACGCCGGCGCCCTGGTGGTCTCGTTCACAGCGACCCGAATCAGGCCGGCGTGCTAGAAGACCTCGACACCCGGGAACACCAGGCCGGAGTCGACGCGGTTGTTCTCGGCGCCGAGATCCTCCTCGTCCACGGGGATGACCGAGGAGAGGATGCCGTCGGTGTCGAGGGACGTGGCGTCACCCGAGTACAGCTCCAGCTTCCGCACCGACGCGATGTTGATGACCGACATGGCGATGTCCTCCCAGGACTGCCACGTGATCAGGTTCGCGATCTTGTCGATGTAGAACTTGGTGTTGTTCAGGATGAAGAACCGACCGAAGAAGTCCGGCTTCGTGAAGCAGTAGACGTTCCCCGGCCGCAGGATGTCGGTCTTGATGGTGCGGGTGTACGCCCGGCCCAGGAGCAGGTTGTACTTGTACCCGTCCACCGTCGTCTCCGACTGGACGCGGTCGCCGAAGTCCTCGACGGTCCACTGCAGGATGTCGTCCCAGTCCACCTCGGTGATGAGGATCATCTCCGCGCGGAGCCGGTTGCCGTCCAGCAGCTTGAAGAGGTTGACGAAGTCCGGCCGCTGCACCGGGTAGACGGTGCCGTCGTCGGTGGTGGCGGCACGGGCCAGCTCACCCTTCCGCACCGAGAACTCGACCACGGTGCCGGCCTGAACGCTGGTCGCGTTCAGGGCGGTGGTGGCCCCACCGTTGGCCTCCGCCTGGAGGGCCTGCACGGCGGCCTCGACGTGGATCGTGAACTCGCGGTCCTCGATCTCCTGGATGTCCTTGACCGAGTTGTCCTCGATCACCTTGGTGATCGGCATCTCGTAGGCCAGGAGCTCCTGCTCGGTCTTCTCGAACTTCTCCGAGCTGATGGTGAAGAACGGAACCTCCGCACGCGGGGCGCGGATGAACCGTGCGGTCGGCTGACCGCGGAAGGTGATGGCCATCGCGCGGCTCTTGGGCTCGACGTCGATGATCTTCACCAGGGTGTCGTGGTTGACGGAACGCTGGCAGTCCGCCCGGGTGACCATCTGCGGGGGCAGGATCTTCCGTGCGTAGCTGACCTCGCGCAGCCGGTCCCGGATGTAGGTGCCGGCGTACTCCGCGATCTTCTCCTTGCCCTCGCTGGTGCCCAGCTTCTGGGAGAAGAGATCGTTCAACACTCTTGCGGGAACGCTCATTTTGATTTCCTCCTTGGTACCTTGGTTTGGTCCTCGCTGGGGCTAGCCGGGGACTAGACCAGGGTCTGCAGGAAGCGCAGCTTCCCGCCGTTGTTGGCCGGCAGCCGAGTCACGAAGCCCACGACCTCTCCTGCGGAGTAGTTCGCGAGCCCGGTCTTGGTCTTGCCGTCCACGTTCACGGATGCGCTGACCTGCAGCTTGCCGCCCAGGGTGAGGCCCGTGGTGGTGAACACGCGGGTGTCCGCCTCGTAGGTCCCGCCCATGAGGACGGTCGTCTTCCCGAGCGCCTGGACGTCGAAACGGCCCCGCTCCATGAACAGGGCCATCGCCAGCGCGCCGTCGGCGCCGCGCACGAGCTTGTACGCGGTGTCGAGGCTCAGGAACTCGCCGTCGATCAGGGGGTTGGTGTTCGTGGGGTCCGCGAGGGTCTTGTCCGCCAGGTAGAAGTCCCGGCGAAGCAGGCTCTGGACCTCGGTGACCAGCTCGAAGTGGATATTCATCGGATTCCTCCTTCAGTTCTTCGTTCGCTGCCGCTAGGACAGGCCGCCTACCAGGTAGGCCTCGAGCTGGGAGGCTCCGTTGCCCGGCTGCTCTTCGGCGAGCTTCGCCAGCTCGCCGTTGGGTGCGGTCATCTCGATCGCCTCTTCGAGGACGTCGAGCGACTTGCCCTTGTCCGCGGCCTCCTTGATCCGCTCGCTCTTCTCCTCCACGCTGGAGTCGGGGTCGATCCCCTTCTCGTGCATGGATCGAGCGATCTTCTCGATTCGGTCGCGCTTCTTGAACTCCTCCAGCTCCGACTGGAGAGAGGCGTTCTTGGTGAGCAGCTCATCACGCTCGGTGGCGAGGGCACGAAGCACGCCCGGGACCTCCGAGTAGACCTGGGCTGCCTGGGCTGCGCTGATCTTCTCTTGGCTCATGACGTCCTCCTAGTACCCGCCGCCGACGGGCATGCTGGGCTCCGAAGTCCCCATCTGAGACTCCTTCTGCTTGGCCTGCAAGAGCTCCTGCAGCTTGGAAGCTCTTTCCTTCTGCTCGGGGCTCGCCTCGGGGCTTGCCCCCTCCTCCGCGATCTTCTCGAGGAGGACCCTCGCCGCTGCGCCTGCCTCGGCCGACGCGATCTTCACGCCGGCCTTGCCTGCCGCGTCGAGGTTCTGGTGAAGGACCGGGTCCGATGACTTCTTCTGCGCTGGCTCTTCGATGACCTCACGCATCCGTGCTTTGGGAACGGCCTTCGCCTGCTGCTTGGTGTAGTTGATGGCCGACTCGTTGGAGTTGACCATGTTCTCTTGCTTGGACGCCTCACCGGGCAGCGGCGGAACGTTCTCCTCCGCCTTGGACGCCGCGTCCGGGCTGGACTGGTGAGGGTTGGTCTGCTTGGCGGTGATCTTGGCCGGGTTCTCGGCGTCCG